TCTTGCAACATATCAATTTCTTTTGCTAATTGTTCATAATAAGTTTTACTATGATGATAGTATTTAAAGAATTTATGATTTGGTACTGGTTTGTTATACATATTAAGCAACCTCTAACTGTTGTATAAAGTTAGTGCCGTTGATTTGTAATCCTAGCATTTGTAAACTAATTAGATCATTATCTGTTAGTGTTTTCTTACCTGTTAAAGATTGTAATGCTTGAGCTTGACACTCGTCTGTAACATAATGTAGTGTACGACCGAAGGCTGTCTTAGGTTGAGTCTTGATGTTGGTCATGGTTGGTTCTCCTTATCTCTTATACCTCTATTATAGCAGTCCAATGCTGAGACTGTCACGAGATTTGAGCAGTACCACACATCCCATTTGAGTCGCACATGATTGTGAGTCGCAGTATAATACTGTATGATACTGGACTAAGACTGAGACGCATACAGATGCCCACACATTCTATTGACAGTCTTGGCAGTGCGACACATGCGTCCTAGCTGTGATTGTGATAGACTCATTGGACTCGGTTGACAAGTATGCAACTGTGTCTCACGTGTCAAAACCGTCCTTGTTGGCATTGTATTGTTTACATCGGGGGAACTTGCGCCCGCCCGACGTCGTTATATGGCTTCACAAAATTATGTCAAAATTTAACGGCTTACCGCCTGTATAGTTCGGTATAATACGGTAATACACTGTTAAAGTAGGTGTAGAGTAAGTGTTTTAAGAAATATCAAATGATGATATTCAGTAAAAGAGGGAGATGTTGTCGATTAAGACAACGATTTCCCTCTGAGGGGGCTGAGTCCACCCTTCTCCTCCCCCTGTATACGTGAGGGATCGACCTAACGCCAAGTGGGAACAGGCTTTCCAGAGGCTTTACCACGGGCTTCCTGACGCTGTTCTAGATTAAGACCTAAGACAAGGTGGTTAGCACTGTCTTGAGGACTATCAAGGAAGTCTTGTAGCATTGCATCGAACTCTTGACTCTTTCTCAGAGCCATTTGGTCTAATGCACTTATATGTAAAGCATCTGTGAAGTATTTTACCCCTTGTGCTAGACAATCCAGTCTATCGTCGTGTTTAACTGCACCTCTTTGTCGGCACATACGGCTCATTTGGTAAAAGAGCATATAGAGTAGTCGCTCTTCGGGAGCTGCTTCTCTGTTACTCTTGTAGTCCCAATCAATAACACTCCGATCAACAACAAGGCGGTGTTGGTTAAGAACAGGCTCGAGACTATCAATAATCCTGTCTTCTTTTCGCACATTAGCACGTACTTCTTCCACACTGATGTTCTGTTTTGTCTGTATAAGATGTTTCTTAAATAATTCACTTACAATTCCGTCTCCAAAGTTTGTCTCAATAACTAATGATGTCACACCAAACTTCTTACATCCAGCAAGAATATCAAGCAATGTCTGATCGCTGTATCCGTCTCTGTAAGCCCGTACTTCATGCAAATAAATGATTCCGTTACGTTGGGATAGGTAACAGGCTGCTGTCTCGTCTGAGCCTCTTCCAGAGGGGTCTACGGAGCATATGGTCTCGGAATATGGACCCCATTCTCCTTGTAGTTGCATGGGTGAGTAGAAGTAGTCCCCGGGCAGTCCCACCGTAGGGGCGTCTTTAATGACGTTTTGTGGATCTGAACACCAGACCACATTATCAGGAGCAGTAGTAGGATTGACACTAGTAACCACAAGGTCAGCCATTTTAAGAGGGAACTTTTCTGCATCACTTAAACTTGTATCTAATTGGAACTGCAACATATAGTTGCTTCGACCCATAGATGCTTCTCTTTCAAGTAGATCATCATCTGTGAATCTGTCATCTGTAGGAGTCCATTCTTCTGCTCCTTCATCTATATCAACTTGTAACTCAGGTGCTAAGAGCCCTTCGTACTGGGTAATGTTTGTTCTTCTTGGATATCTGGCGGGCCAAACCAAGGGACGATACGAACGCTCTGCCAGCTTACGATAAATAGTAAAAGTAGTCTGAGGAGTCCCGAGATACATAATACGGCTGTCACTTTTCGGCGTGAGGATTGACTCGGCTTCGGTACATAACTGAATAAGCTTTTCACGCATAAGCTCCGTCATAGAATTGCCCGGAACCTCGACATCGTCTAAAATCATGAGATCGGCCCTGCTTCCTGTTAGCTGTCCAGTGATGCCCACCGACTTTACGCTTGGAGCTTGGTGTGGTGAACAGTTGACGTCGAAGCTGATGCGACTCCAACGAGAGTCGTCCGATTTCGGTCTTAGAAAGTTTAGCCATGGTGTCTCAATGATTAGTTTTTGTAAGAAGATCGACATGTTATCCGCCCTCTCCTTAGAGGCGGAGATAATCATTATTTTTCTTTCGGGGTCATTAAATAAAGTCCAAAGAACAAAAGCACCAGTAATCCAGCTCTTACCAACGCCCCGAAACGCCTGTATTTGTAGTCGCTTGGGACCATGTTGCAAGTAATCAGCAATTGCATATTGTGCCCTCGTAGGTGCAGGCAACCCTAGCTCTTGCCAGAGTGCCTGTAAAAACATTTTAAAGTCTTGTTGTAGTAAAGCTAAAGAGTTCATAGATTAGATTTAATAAAAAGCGTCTTCAGTAGGATCAATCAAAGGCTGGTAAGGTATCATACCTTCCTTTATTGCTTTATCTAGTGATTCTTGTTGCTTTTTCGTAATGCCTCGTTTTTTATATCTTTTTCCTTCTTGTACTATTTTAAGTAACTGTTCCATACCAACATCCTGAGCATTAAGAGCTCTTAATACTTCTTTTAGACTTTTTTCATACTCATATATGTCTATAGCTGCTTGCATAGTAGTTTGAGGTCGGTCATCATAGTAAATAGCTTTCTTTAAAAACTTTCTATTTTCTTCTAACGCCTTTCTTTGTGATATTCTGATTCTTTCTGCAAACTTTTTAGCATAAGGTATACGTTCTTGTACGCTTAAACCCTTCATAATATCAGGTTCTAGCAGCTTATCGCCATATTTACCTAAATGATCTGATAAATATTTATGTATAACCTTAATATGTGGTATTTTATGTAAAGCCATAAGGTTAGCTGGATTGTTACCTATAGCAATACCCTCATTAAGAAGCACGTGCATTAGTTCTTTTCTACCAGCAGCGTCTAGTCCATCAAACAAGGATGAAGTAACTCGAAGTCCAGCTATATGATGTGCATGTATAGTCGCTGGGTCAATACCTAAAAACTCTATACCTTCTAAAAAATCTTCTACAAGAGTTTTACGAGTTTTTTCGTACATATTCCATTCAAATGCTGGGTCAGCTATCGCAGCTTTACCTTTTCTGCGAAAGTATGCAGTTTTATCTTCATCTAGCATTTCTTTTATACTAAGCTTGACATCATCATTTAAACCTATTTCATCAAATAGTTTACGTGTACCTTCAGCTGTTGGTAAGTCATCTATAGGATCTGTATCTACTCTTAACTTAACACCAGCTTCAGACAATGCTTCATCTACACTTTGACCAGTTCGTAAAGCTGTTCGTTCAACACCTTTAGCCATAATTTCGTAGTCTGCATCACTTGCAAATTTAGAACCCTTCATAGGCACATCAATTTTACTACGTTTAGCTATTCTAGGTAATTTAGTTTTTTTATATTTTAAAAACATCTTAATAGCTTTTGGCCCTTTTAACAAAACTCGACGTGGTATATAACCTAAACCGAGCGTTACAAGATCAATGGTATCTGGTACAAGCATTTCACCAGCTAATGCAGCTACAAGATGATCTTCTGATAATCCACCAGTTACTGCCTGTATCGCCTTTTGCCTAGTGCCATGTATACCAACTGCTTTATCAAGTTTTTCTGGTAAAGATAAAACATCCATAACAAAGTTACCAGTTTTTTGTAAAAAAGTCTGATCTTTGTCAAAATCCTCTTTATAAACTTTGTCGTCGTTAACTTTAGAGTTAGTACGAAACTCGATTTCATCCGAATAGTTTTCTTTTTCTTTCTCTTCTAGTTGAGCTGTTAAGTACTCAGTAATACCTTTTCTTGGTATATTAAATTTAAAGCTGTCCACCGTTGTTCTCCATATCTTGTTTAGCGTCTATGGCCTCTTGCAACTTTAGCTCATACTTAGACATATACTTGTTATGTTTTTCGGACCAAACTATTACTTTGTCGTCCATTTCCATTTGTAATCTTTGACTTTCATCTCTTATAAAATTACCTACATTTTTAATAGCATCTTTAGAGTAAATATAAGGTATAGAGGTTGTTACTACTTTGCCTGCGTCTTTACTAACATCTTTTAAAAACTTTAAAGTTGGTTTAATAACTGTATTGTAACCTAAAGGATCTGGATTTAAATATAGGTCTACATAAGGATTTTTTACTTCCTTACCGTCTGGTCCTATTAATGTTTGAGATCCATCGTCATTGGTATAAATACCGGGAGGTTTAGGTGCGTTTTCTTTTGTAACTTTTGTTTTAGTCATACTTTATATGTAATAAAATTGTATGTTCTCTATCGGTAATACCAAATGTCGACCTCATCCAGTCTCTCCAGTTTTTACTACCTTTTTCTTGATTACATCGTCTACACGAGGGTACAACATTAGTTGCAACATCTTTGCCACCCTTACATTTAGGGCGTACATGGTCGATAGTAAGGTTGTGTAACTCATAAATTTCTCCGCAATAAACACATTGACAATTAAAGTGCTCTTTGATAGCCCTTCTCCAGAGCCGTTTTGATTCTGAACTTGTCATGGTTATTAAATTGTGTAAATAGTAATCAGGGTTAGGTAGTAATGGGGTCATCGTTTAATTTTAAGTCTGCTACGTCTGTTAATAGAGGGCTTTTGTTTTCTGCCACGGGTCTTGCTACCCTTATAATGTGCGGCATCGAGACCGTCACGGTTTCCATAAGTACCAAGTTTTCTATTAAGTTTGTTTGCATTGACTCTAATTGCTAGACCTTTTTTAGTTTTGTTGTATTTTCGCTGCTGTTTACGTCGCTTTGCAGCAGCTTTCGGATTCTTCTTGTAATATTTAGAAGTTTTACTTGCCATACACTCTCCTTTTTACAAGTGAAGCATCAACTGTAGGTAGAAGTTTGTTTAATTTGTCTAAAGGACTACCATCAAAAGCAACACCTGTAATGTCGTTGGTTTTTAGCCAATCGCAAGCTGCTTTTAGATCTTGTGTAGTCGCTTCTCCGCTTTTTATTCTACGTAGAAAGTCCTCTGTAACAAGATAGTGTAGCTCGTTAAAACTCTCTTCGGTTGCTTTTTTGGGCAGTTTCTTTAGTTCATCCATTATTTAATGTCTAATCCTTTTTTAACTATAGCTAGTGCTTTATCATCCAGTTCGTTATCTGTTTGTTCTACAAGTTTCTCGAGTAGGTCGACAACAAACTGTTTAAATTTGTCACT